CTTTACGATTGCCACTGGTACGGTAAGTGATTTCACCAGTGGATACTTTGACTATGCTTCCGGCACGACAATCACTGGTGATAATGTCGGTATTCAAAGCGGTACTGTTGTTGACCTGACTGTTACCCGTGGCATTGATGCTGTCAGTGGTTATTTTGATTATCTGATCATTGATGAATTCGTAGGTTCTGGTATCACAGTTACAGGTGATATCAATACTAACAATATTAATGCAACAGGAACAATTTCAGGAGCCACCATTACTGGTGACATCGGTCAGTTTACTAATATAACTGGCATCCTTGGTGTATTCGATACAGTTTCAGGTGCCACTATTACTGGTGACACGGTTTTATTTACAGAAGCAACAGGTACTAATTTACGTGTAACTTCGGGTAACTTTAACCAGCTAGTAGCTAGCGGTTTTTATGGGGAGACTGTTACAGGAATTGTAGCAACTTTTACTGATGTATTTATACAGAATGATTTAACAATCACAGGTAATTTAAATATTACAGGTGATTTGATTGTTGATGAAATTACTGCAATTAGCGGAGATTTTTCTTACATCTCTGGGGCCACGATCACTGGAGATACCATTAATGCTGATTTAATTAATGTAGATACACTAAATGCAACTAACCTAAGTTTCTCCGGGGACCAAACGGTTAGTGGCAGCTTTACCATTGTTCAAAACCTATTTCTCAACGGATCAGGTTTTATTGGTGGTGATTTGTATGTCACTGGATTGGTTTCTGGTACAACCATCACAGGAACCAGTGGTACTTTTGACACTTTTGTTTCTGCACCTACCATTAGTGGTACAGATGTTTTCTTTGATGTCTTAGTAGTTTCTCAAACTGCCACGATTACGGGTGATCTACAAGCACACGACATTACGGCAACTGGAAACCTTGATGTTACTAGTGGTTTAGTTGTTAATGGAACAACAGAACTAAGTGGAGATCTAAGCCTGAGCGGTGATTTCTCTATCGTCAGTGGCAATATTACAGGCGATGGTGATACTACTATTAGTGGTATTGAATATATTCATGCAGCTAGTGGCTTATTTACTAACGATCTAGATGTTGATGGCAACGTAATTATTTCAGGAAATCTAGATGTAAGTGGGACAACAACTTTTGATGAATTAAATATTTTAAGTGGACTAGTTGTAAGTGGTGACCTATTTGTTTCTGGTCAAGTCATTGTTGATGACAATGTTATTGTCAGTGGAAATATTACTGCTATTACTGGTATCTTTACAACAGTTACAGGTAATGCTGCAAACTTTACTTCAGGTAACTTTGTTGATTTAAAAGCTATTACGGTTAGTGGTACAAATTTAAATTATACAAATGTCACGGGAATCACTATTACTGGTGAAAACTTCCTAGGCACTAACGGTACATTTACTCAGTTAACCGGTGTAACAATTACTGGTACAAATATTTCAACAACTACTGGACACTTTGGTAATTTATTAGTTGATAATCAAATTATTACTGACGCAGATTTAAGCGTCAGTGGAAATGCTTTTGTTACAAGCGGCGTAAATGTCGGAGGTGATGTCACTGTTAGCGGAACAGTTACTACACACTCTGATTTTATAGTACTCTCAGGCCAAGCTGAATTCCCATGGGGTACTCAAACTGCACCAGGCATTACCTTTACAGGTGATTTAAATACAGGTTTCTATAACCCATCCGGTGAAATGATTGCTGCAGCAGTCAATGGTAAACGAGGCTGGACTATTGAGTCAGGTACGGGACCAAGCGAAGGCAGACATGTATTAACAATTTGGAATGTTTAAAGTAGAATATATTTATATGTGTTAAGCACAAGGTAAAGAAATGGCTCCTCAGTACGGCGAAGTTCGCGTTGATTATATTACATATACTACGGGAGTTTCTCCAAACGAAGGGAACGCTACCATTTATGTTTCTGGTTTAGTAAATAAGCCAACTTTTAGTGGTGATGTTGTAATAAAAGGAGAGCTTACTGTTGAAGGTGATATTGTTGCTTCTGGTGATGTTACTTTTGATCAAGGCTTAACTGTTAGTGGGAATACAAATTTAAATACACTAACGGTAACTGGTAATTCTCAAATTGATGATCTGTTTGTTGGTAATGATGCTACTGTCACAGGCAATACAAACCTTAAAGGTAATTTAGTTGTAGGTGGCACCACAACAGTCACTGGTATCAGTACTTTTATAGCTGATGGTTATTTCAGTAGTGGCCTTTATGTTAGTAATAACGCAACAGTAACAGGAATCTTATCCGTAGAAGGAACTATCTCGGGTGATGTTATTAATGCTGGCTCTGGTACAGCAGCAGCACCATCAGTTTCAGTTGGCACTACAGATAATGGACTTTATTCCCCTGGCACAGACCAAGTAGCCATCAGCACTAATGGTACTCAGGCGCTTTACATCAATGCCGATGGGAACATTCTGGTCGCAGACGGCAATCGTATGGAGATTGATGAGGTTCGTGCCAGGGATGGTGCAGGGCTAAAACTATTTGATGATGCGGGTGCTGGAATCTTTGTTGAAGATGGCGGCAACGTCGGCATTGGAACGTCGTCGCCCTCGGCGAAGTTGGGCGTTAATGGCAGCGCCACGTTTGCTGGTGACATCGGTATCGGCGGCACGCTACCAGCATCGCCGAACATCTCGCTGAATGCGGATGGCACTGCCACGTTTGCTGGTGATCTAACAATTGGCGACAAGATTATTCATAATGGCGATACTAATACAGCGGTTAGATTTCCTGCAAACGACACAGTTTCTGTAGAAACTGCTGGCACTGAGCGCCTACGGATTGCAAGCACTGGTGCCATGGGTTTGAGTGGTGCTAACTATGGAACAGCAGGTCAAGTCCTTGTCTCCAATGGATCTAGTGCAGCCCCAACCTGGGAGCAAATTACTCCATCCGCAGTCTTTGGCTGGGACCACGACGATGATACTTATGGGCTTTATCTGCCAGGTACCAGCATCAAAGCCAGCGACCTTACGGGCACGGTAGACATTGACGTTCAATCGCGAATGCGTCGTTGTGTCATTAACGATGCTGGGGCTGTTCAGTATTATCTAGACGCTGATGACAGCGACATGAAAGCAGGCGATTGGCTTCGCATTATAGAAACTGAAGCACTTGACACTGCTTATACTGGCACAATTAGTGAAAGTACAAATAGTTCACTTCGTGTTGGTGTTCCGGCTTGGGCTGCTGGTACGTTCACCCTGGGGCAGCGTGTTACGAATGGCGGGTACTTGTGGGAATGCCTTGCAGCCACTTCAACGGCTACACCTGCCGCTGGTGCAGTAGCAAGTGACCTTACAGGTACTGATGGTCAAGTGGTTGTTGAGGTGCCTGCATTCAGCGTGCGTTACGGCTTCTTGAATGGTGTTCACACCCGTGAAGTCAAATTAGGTTGTAACGATGGTCTTATTGCCCAAGGTTTCCGACCACATGCTGCATTTATCAAGACAGACGGTACTTACAAAAGTGCGTTATATTTTGGGGCTTATCACACCTATGACGATGCTGGCACTGGATCTAGCGTAAGCGGTCAAACAAATACCCGCAGCCAAACTCGTGCTGTATTCCGCTCTGAAGCCGCAGCCCGTGGCACTGGATGGCATGTATTATCTTACCTAGAATTAGCAGCTATTCAGACACTAATCGTTTGCGAGTTCCAGGACTACAACTCACAAAAATCTATTGGTAACGGGTCTAATGCTGGCACGACATACGGTGTAACTACAGGCCAAAGTGATGGTGATGGCAATCATAGCGCCAACAGTACTGGTAACGGTGCTGTAGCTGATGATTACATGTCATATCGCGGCATTGAAAATCTTTATGGTCGTGCATGGCAATTTGTTGACGGCCTGAACATTTATGAGCGAGCGGTCTATTTGACTAATGATCAAACAGCTTTTGCAGATAACACTGCTGATGGCTATGACTTCTACGCTCAAGTTCCAACTGGATCGTCGTCATACCAGAAAGAGCTGTTTCCGTTAGCGGATGTATTTTTACCGTCTGTTGTGACGGGAGCAAGCAGCACGACGTATCTAGGTGATGCGTTTTGGACTAGCACCGGGTGGCGTGTGGCCCTTGTGGGGGGCTCTTCCCTCAGTGGGTCGCGGGCTGGGGCCTTCTACTTGAATCTGAACGCTGTTTCGGCCTATTCCTTCTCGGGCACCGGGTCTCGCCTGGCGTATGCTGAAAATTAAGAAAAGCTATACTTATACGGTGATGCCAAATTACATCACCTTGGCTTGGCTCTGTTTTTTCCGGGTGGCGTGTGGCCAATGTGGGAGGCAATTCCAACAATGGTACGCAGGATGGAGCCTTCTACTTGAATCTGAACAATGATTCGGCCAATTCCAACACGAACATCGGGTCTCGCCGTTGCCCCCAGGTTTTTAGTAAGCCATACAGAGCAAGCCGCACCTCTTGGTGAAACAACTGCACCGCATAAAGTATTAGTAGGTACACCGAACATGCTGCGACGCTGGGGGCTTAAAAATGAAACGTTATGGTAATTTATACCATCAAATTTACGACATAGAAAACCTTCGGGTTGCTTACGAAAATGCAAAACGTGGTAAGACCAGAACGCGACAAGTTATAAAAGTAGACGAAAATCCTAATTGTTATCTGCTTAAAATACAACAACTGTTAGAAGATAAAGTATTTGTGAATGGCAAATACACCACTTTCGAGCTGGTAGAGCGCGGCAAACATCGCGTTATCCATGCCTTACCATTTTTTCCTGACCGAATCATTCACCACGCGATCGTTCAAATTATTGGCCCAATATGGATAAAAACGTTTATCCGCGATAGTTATTCCTCCATACCAGGCAGGGGCATACATGATGGCGTTAGACGCATCAAACGCATAATACCAAACTGCAAGGGATGGTATGCGTTAAAATGTGACATCAAAAAATTTTACCCATCGATAGATCATGACGCACTTAAAACAGCTGTCCGCGCAAAGATAAAAGACCCAAGCCTGCTAAAGATTCTGGATACAATTATTGATTCCGAAGAAGGCGTACCAATTGGTAATTACTTAAGTCAGTATTTTGGTAACGTAATATTTAACTCATTTGATCACTGGGTAAAAGAGGATCAAGGCGTTAAGTATTATTTTAGATATTGCGATGACTTTGTCCTTTTTGATCCAAGCAAAGAAAAACTTCACTTGCTAAAGAAAGAAATAGAAAGCTACCTAAAGCAGCTCAAATTAACACTAAAAGAAAACTGGCAAATATTTCCTATTGATTCTAGAGGTGTTGATTTTATGGGTTATCGTTTTTGGCACGATAGGACTTTGGTTCGCAAAGCAACCATTCAGCGATTCAAGGAAAGATTAAAGGTCAAGCGTATGACGTTGAATGAAGCAATTCGACTGCGACATGTCATTGGATCTTTTCGCGGTTGGCTTCGGTACGCTGATACGTCTAAGCTGATAAACGAAAGCGTATTGCCAGCCAAATCCCGTGTCAAAGCCTACCTTCGTAAATTACGGCAGCGATTATCCCAGACCTCGCTTCGTCAAGAATGAGTGGCTTGTTCCGTATGCCGTTACCCCAAGCACTGATGAGGATGGCGTATACTGAAAATTAAGAAAAGCACAACAGTTAAACTAATCCCTACGAGGTAACTCAAATGACCAACTTCGGTCCCGACTATCCCAAACCACGCCTAATCAAAGGCTTGTGGTATGTACCCTATGGCATCACTTCTTCAACCGATGATGATGACGTAATTAGCTACGAAGCAAACGAAGCTGCCAGCAAGACGTTATTTGCACACGACCTTAACGCCGTGGTTCCAGCAGGTAATGCTGCTGACGTGCTTCAAGCCGTTAAACACGGAATCAGGCTACAGCGAGCAGCAGAATACCCACCGATTGAGGATTATCTAGATGGCA